AAAGCAAATGTTGAAGCACTCATTCGCCAATATTGTATAATGAACAACAAGGATTATACCATCTTCCGTTTTTACAATGTAACGGGTAGTGCTGGTTATGGTCCAACAAACTGGGATGGTTTGTTTTACAATTTAATGAAAGCAAGGGAAACAGGTGAGTTCAATCTTTACGGGAATGATTATGATACAATTGATGGTACCGCCGAGCGTGATTATGTTCATGTACTTGAAGTGTGTAATGCTATCAAAATGGCAGTCCAAAGACCATCCAATCTATTGGTGGAAAACCTAGGCACTGGCACAGGACACACTGTACAACAAATCGTGGACAAATTTAAACTGGTAAATGATTGTGACTTCAAGGTAAACCATTTACCACGTAGGTATGGTGATATGGCCAAATCGGTACTCAAAAATGTCTCGCCATACATGCAAAAATCCTTTACAATAGAAGAAATGTTAAAAGTTCCAAAATGAAGATTTATACATCAAACTACCGCAACCACTGGATTAGCCCATACACCGTTTTGGACCATATGTTCTTTTGGACCGACTGGTCTAAGTGTAGCCGGGATAAAACCATAGTTATTCGTTCACTTGAAGAAGAACGCAATTACAAGTATATTGAACATCCTGAATGGGTTGAAAAGTGGTCTGACCGTTTGGTGCCCATCAGCCGTGCAATTCAACGTGTATTAGACTTTATTCACCCACAAATCAATTATGTGAAGATTGATAAGTGGGACACTTGGAATATGGATCATACCTTATCCAATATCATTCTGCCAATGTTGAAGCAGTTGAAAGCAACTCAACACGGCAGTCCGTTTGTTGATGATGATGATGTTCCTACTGAATTGAAATCTTGGGCTTGCTGGCCTAAAGAAAATGAATGGGACACCGATCTCAATCACCACAAGCGTTGGGTATATGTTCTTGATGAAATCATTTTTGCATTTGAACACAAGGTATATGATTCTTGGCAAGATGCATACCGTTCAGGTGAAATTGATATACTGTGGGTGCCCGTGGATGCCAAAGGTAACGAAGTGCCTAAAGGTGAACACAAATACTATCAAATGGGCCATGGTCCAAAAGACACTTATGTGTGTGACTATGATGGTATCAAGAAAGTTGAAGAAAGAATGGCCAACGGATTCCGTTTGTTTGGCAAATACTATCAAGGATTGTGGGATTAATTATGAGTAATTTACTATCTTATGCAGAATCGGAATTAGACCGTATTGGTTTAACCCACGAAGATGAATACAACGGAATGATGCGTGAACACATTCTAAAAATGGTCAAGGTGTTTGCTGAAGAAAGTCATTCTGGATTTTCGGGCAGTTATGCACTAGGCCTTCTGACTAAATTGTTGGACTTTAAACCATTAACACCATTAACAGGTGAAGATAGTGAGTGGAATGATATAAGTGATTATGGTGATTCACCTCGTTACCAAAACAAAAGATGTTCATCAGTTTTCAAAAATCCAGATGGTGAATGTTATGACATTAATGGCAAAGTATTCTGGGAATGGTACCGTGATGAAAATGGCAAGGCACACAAATCATACTATTCCAACTATGGTTGTAGATTGCCTGTGGTTTTCCCCTACATGCCACCAGACAGTCCAATCTATGAGTACCGTCAATCGGATGCAGAACCTAGAACACCTCCGCAGACGGAAGAAGGCTTCATTGAGTGATGTGGAGACTGTGGGCAAAAGCCTTGGGTGAGAAGGCAGGATCCACCGACCGTGAGGCAAACATTATCGCTTGCCTTAGAACTCTAATTGTGTTATCATACATCACCACAAACATTTTCATTGTGGCAAGCGTTATAAGGCATTGGTAATATGTTATCAGTTATACATTATGTTTCGGCAATTCGCCGTTTAGAAGAAATTGAAAAGACCATTCTAATGATGGGTGGTTCAAGAAATCACGATGAAGATGTACCAGTTACATTAGTTGCTCAACGTGATATGGTAAAAAGAGAGATTGAATACTACAAAGAGAGGTGTGAAGCACTTACTCTTTATACATTCCTTACTTTATTTTTTGGTTCTATTGCTTGTTTTGCTGTTTGGAAAATTTATGCGTAAAATTTGGGAATTTATTAAAGAATGGGGTTTCACTTCATTGGTTATTGCTGCTTTGCTTTGCGTCATATATATGAGTGCAACATCAAAAAGTAAACCACCTGAGCCATTGAAAGAGTTTAAAGATGGTATACAAAACCATCTTGTCTGGTCAATCAAAGGTGAATGTTTTTTTGTAAGGCCAGATACCGATGTTACCGTGTATTTGATTCGTGTCGTTGATTGTGATAAAAAATAAGGAGTTAGTATGAGTTTATTTGTTGAAGTTAATTCTATTGAAAAAGGTTGTCCGGTCATTATTAATTTGGACCACATTATTGAAATTGCACCATTGGCCGCAGGCGGTTGTGCATTGTTTACCTTAGATGGTGCAGGTATGAATTCTAAAAATGCTATGAAAGTTTCTAATAGTTACAATGAATTCAAACAGTTTGCTATGCAGACAGTATCTGCTGAGGATATTGAAAGACGATTCCCAACCAAAGCAAGCAAAAAAGATAAATCAATTGAATTGGAAATTCCTAAACTATGAAGTTTACATTCAAAGCAGAACATGAAACTCCACAGTATACTATTATGAATACTGCTCGTGGTTCAAAACTGACTATGGAATTTGAAGCCGAAAGCCTTGAAGCAATACTTTCCGAATTTCAGGATTTTTTGCATGGCCTTGGTTTTTATATTGATGGCCAACTTGAAATTGTTAATGATACTGATGCTAACACAATAGAGTTGGTTCGAAAAACATTTCAAGATGATTCAAATGATGATGATGGTCGTTGTTAATGTTAGAGTTGTTTAGACCAACCTTTGAATGGATTAGAGATGATTTTAAGTCTAACCGAATTCGGTTTGCTATTGAGTTGCTTGCTTGGGCTATCAGCATCGGTTGCGCTGTTATTATGGCACTCACAGTCCCAAACCCTCCGCTTCTCGCTCTCTATCCTGTTTGGATTGCTGGTTGTGCCTTGTATGCTTGGGCTGCTTGGTCTAGGAAATCTTTTGGCATGTTGGCTAACTACATCTTGCTCACATCTATTGATACCTTTGGCCTTATAAGAATGTTAACATGAATATTTTTTATCTCGACAATGATCCAAAAGTTTGTGCAGAAATGCACAATGATAAACATTGCATTAAAATGATCCTTGAATATGCTCAATTACTTTCTACTGCTCATCGTGTTCTTGATGGCACTTTGTCTATTGGCCTCTCTGAAACTGGTCGAAAACAAACTAGATATGTTCTTCCTGACAACCGTGAGTCTAAGCTCTATGTTGCTACACATATCAATCATCCTTCAGCAATTTGGTGTAGGCAGTCTTACGCAAATTATGTTTGGTTGTCTAAACTGTTGACAGAATTGTGCCGTGAGTACACTTATCGTTATGGTAAAGTTCACAAAGTTGAATTATCCGGTCTTGAAGAAGAATTGATGTATCCACCAATGAACATATCACTAGCTACAGTTCCATTTACTGAACCAACACCTGCTATGCCTGATGATGTAAAAGTGGCAGGTGATTCTATTGCATCTTACAAGAATTACTATATAAATAATAAACAGCACCTAGCCTCATGGCAAGGTAAGATTAACTCACGACCTGTTCCAAACTGGTTTCAAACTACATGATTTATACATTTCTGAATAAAAACACAAATGAGATTGAAGAACATACAATGCGCCTTGCAGAGTATGATGAGTTTAAACTAAACAACACCCACCTAGAACGATACTTTGGTCCCGAAAGCCTGCCTGGCTTTGGGGATGGTATGCGTATGGACACACCAGGAATTGGTAAGGCCGACTCCGCATTTGAGAAGTATATCATCAATCGTATGAAGGAAACCATTCCAGGAAATACAATGGGTGGTCATAAAACCAAGATGCAAAGGGAATGGTAATGCCTCAAATCCCCGCTCTATTTCTACCTAAAAAGAAAACTGAGGAAAATTCTCAGTCAAAAAATTTGAATAAAACTCGGAAGAAAAAAGAATCCGATAACTCCAAAAAAGTTTCAGCACTAGTCCAAGGGAGAAATGATGGTTACAAAAAAAACGACAGCCAGATATGCAGCGGAGCAATTGCAGGATGATGAAAATAAAACTAGGCATCAGCCAGTAACAACCAATTCGTTGAAAATTAAACCGGATCATTTAAAAACATTTGAACCACTAACAGAGAATCAAAGACTATTCTTTGAAATGTATAAAGGCGGTGCCTACTTCATGGGACTATTCGGTAGTCCTGGGGTAGGCAAAACTTTTTTGGCACTATATAAAGCACTAGAAGAAGTATTGGATAAATCCAATTCTTTCAAACAAGTGGTGGTAGTACGATCACTTGTTCAATTGCGTGATGTTGGTTTTTTACCAGGTGACTTGAACGAAAAACAAGAAATCTATGAATTGCCATACAAAGAAATTTCTGCCACATTGTTTGGTAGAAACGATGCGTGGGATAGATTAAAAGAACAAGGGCATGTTCGATTTATATCTACTACTGCCATTCGTGGTATTTCTATTGATGATGCTATTATTCTAGTTGATGAAAATCAAAATTTGAATTGGTCGGAAGTTAACACAATTATTACTAGGGTTGGCCATAGGTCTAAGATTATATTTTCTGGTGACTTCAAACAAACTGACCTAATTAAGAGTAATAAAGACCAAACAGCTTTTCATAGTTTCTTAGAAGTGGCTCGGAAGATGCCATCTTTCCAGGAGATTTATTTTACACCAGATGATATTGTCCGTAGTAGCTTAGTGAAACAATGGATTGTAGCATGTGAACAACTAGGTTATTGATATGTTTAATTATTGCCCACCAAAAGAGATTCCAAAAATTGAATCTCAAACTTTTTCTGACGGGAAAAGATATTATGTCACACCAGAAGGTAAGAAATTACCATCGGTGACCACGGTGGTGGGTGCCCAAAAGAAACAGGCCATCATGGAATGGCGCCGTAGAGTTGGTGAAGAAGTTGCTAACAAGATATCCAAACAAGCAACGACCCGTGGCACCAATATGCACAGCTTGTGTGAATATTATTTGAACAATGAACCTAAACCACCAGGTGTTGTGATGCCTGATGCCAAGGAAATGTTCATATCAATCAAACCATACCTAAACAAGATAAATAACATACACTATCAAGAGGTTGGTCTATGGTCATCACAACTTGGTTTGGCTGGTCGTGTAGACTGTATTGGTGAATATGAAGGTAGGTTAACAGTCATTGATTTCAAGACTTCAAGTAAGGCCAAAGGCAGAGAATCAATCTTGGATTACTTTTGGCAATGTACTGCATATGCACTGATGTATGAGGAATTAATCGGTCAACCTATTGATGATGTGGTAATTATCATGGCGGTGAAAGATTCGGCACCACTGATTTTCAAAGAAAAAACACAGGATCACATTGAAGGACTTGTAAAAGCTATTGATTATTACCACAAAAACAGCTGATAGAATAAATAATAAAAACAAGGAAAGTAAATGACGGCACCAACAGGACAAATATCACTATTAGACATTCAAACTGAATTTGGTGGTTCATCACCAATCAGTTTAAGTGAGTATTATGCTCTTGCTGGATATGTGCCAGGAGGACAAAATGTACCAGCCAGTGGCGTAATTTCATTTAATGATTTGCGTGGAAAAACCAAAGTTGTTGATCTAACAGCGGCTGCATCAACAACATTATATAATGTAAATGTGCGGGATGCTTTAATTGCAGCTGGTTGGGATAAAAATGCTCCCGCAATCTATAGAATTCCATCAACAACAAAAATATTTTCGAAACGTACAGATACAGCTGCACTTTTAGTATTTGATGGTTTTCCTGGTGGATTAACAATAGTTAACAATGGTAAAATTCTTGGTAAAGGTGGCCAGGGTGGATACAATTATGGTGGTTTTAGTGCTGGTGGTGGACCAGGTGAAGCTGGCGGAGCTGCAATTGATGTTAGAACACCTTGTACTATCAATAATTTAGGAACAATTGGTGGTGGAGGTGGCGGCGGTGGTGCAGCGGGAAGTCCTTCGAACCAAGCATCATATTGGGTACAATCTGCCGGCGGAGGTGGTGGTGCCGGCGGTGATAATGGTGCTGCTGGTACATCAGGTCACTGGGCGTTACCAACAGCCGGCAATGAAGTCACCGGCGGTAATGGCGGTGTGGGTTACGCTAGTGTGGTGGGTGGCAAAGGTGGAAATTTAGGAGAAAATGGCGCAGCTGGCGGCACCGGTACGAATGGCGGCGCTGGCGGCGGACCAGGTGGACGTTCTGGCCGAGCAGTTGTTGGTTCACAAAACGTAACTTGGACTGCATACGGAACACTAAAAGGTGGTATTAGAGAATCTACTTGGGTTACACTAGGTGGGTTGATACCTGATGATGGTCATCCGGCACCTACAAATGCGGAATGGAGTACTTGGGGTCCATTAGGTTATGGATCTAATTCTAATTATTTGTATGCGTTTATATACAGTAGAACAGTATGGGGTGATTATCCTGCTGCGGATTTTGCCGATAATGATTACTACGGACCATTGGCATTAAATACGGCTAACAGTCAAACTTTTGACTGGAAATTATTTGGCAAAACTATAAAAATGAATTCTACGTATAGTGATAGTGGTTTATTTGTGTCAACAAACTCCTACGTGGGTGTTCATCAAGGAGTATATGATATATCTAAATCCGCCGAATGGTGTGTAGAAGGTTGGTTTTATCCAATAGAAACTGGTTGGTATGTGACTAATGGATACGCAGCTGGCCAGACATTGATAAATTTAAGTAATAATTCGGTAAATGCTGGTCTACATGTATGGAGAAATATAAATGGAAATTTAGTTGTAGATGATGGACAAACTGGACGAGCAGCATTTACCGGCGGAAGTAATAAAAAAATTGTAGCTGGTCAATGGACTCATGTATGTATTGAAAGGCAAGGCACTGATGTATATGCATATTTGGATGGTGTATATGTGGGTAAACATGTAAATATGAATGCCTATCCGGATCATATTAATTCTTATAAGATAGGTTGTCTCACTCAGCAATACACCTGGCATTTTTATGGATATGCTTCAAATGTTCGTGTGAGTAAAGTGGCAAGATACAATTATGGTGCATCCAATTTCACACCACGCACCACACCATTTACAGTAAGTAGTTCAGATACTAATACGGTTTTATTGGCTTGTACAACCAGCAACGTGACATATGATGCAAGTAATTATAGAGTGACTGCTAGGGCTACAGGTAGTGGAGTTGGAAATGCAGGTGGTTATTCTAGGGATAATGTTATTCCTGGTTCATCCGCACCATCAGCTTCCAATGCACGATATCCTTTTTCGGGCGGAGGATGGAGCACTTACTTTCCGGGTCCAGGTGCGGCTTATCCATATAACGCAACTACCGGAAAGTACACTGGTTATGGAATTTTAGATTTTCCTGGTAAACTTGATGGTTCAGTAATGTCTTCAACAAATTTGACTAGATATACTCCTTACATAGATAGAATTGTAGTATGTGGTTCAGACTTAAAAAGTGGTCACTATACAATGCAAGCTGGATGTTCACCATATTATAATTCTACCGCAGCTTATACAAGTATTTCATATAATGGTGTCAGCACGGCACAAACACCTTCAACCGGTTGGGGTACAATTAGAGTACAATGGCAAATGCAATTCTATGATCCTGCTTTATTCGGTGGAAAAATGGTAGTAGGAATTAGTACTGCTCCAATAGGTTCAACTGGACCTTTTGGTTCTGCGTTGACAGCCTGGACAAGACCAGGTGTCTCGTATATAGCTTCTGCTGATGGATCAGAATACTTAGATTTTAGTAACATAATAAATGGGCCAGGACAATCCGTAGTTTTAATAGGTGATTCTGAAGGTAGAAATTGGCAAGCATATAAAGGTGCTATGAAATGGTCTAATGTTACCAATAAAGCATTTTCAGTAGAACCTTCATTATTAAATTACGATAAAACATAATTTGCAAAAAATACCTAAAACAGGTTGACATAGATAGATAATTATTGTATAATTGAAGTTATGGTTGTATGAAGCAACTAGAAAAGTGTTCTGGACGGGGGTGCGAATCCCCCCACCTCCACCAAAAGCATATTAAGTGAAGCACATCTTTTAAACCAAGCGGGTTTGAGTCCCGAGGCTTAATATGTTTCTGATGGGGGTGACCTAGATTCGACAGGGCAACAAGTACATGCGTGGACAGCACGGTAGGCGATGACCGTTAATCAAGCAAAAAAAGTAAACGCAAACGACTCACGTTTCGCATTGGCAGCCTAAACGCTGACTAGGGTTTCGGTAGGTTTCCTCGTAACAGAATAA